CATTATTATTGTCTCCTATATGTTATTTAGTTGACAAAATTAACTGTGTATATTATAATGTATTACAACCATTGGAGTTTTTATGAGAAAAGTTAACTATTTAAATAATAAAGATATACTTAAAGAAATACACAAATCAAAGAGTACGTTTTGCAGCTATGTATCTGATACAGATCATCAATTTGATATCATTTTACCTAGCATTGACAAAATTAACATTAGAACAATTGCTGAAGCTAAACGTGCGCAAGCAAAACGATTACAACATTTAGACTTTGATGCTAGAAAAGCAGCAGGTGAGAAAATTAAACTTGCAGAATGCGAAGTTGACTATAGAAAAATTGAAAAAACTGATTTAGTTTTTCGTATTATGACATTTGACCACATTCCGGACGAACCTGGTCGTAAAAAGACTCCAAAGACAGTTGCAGATCACAAAGTAAAATTAAACTTTCCTCCTTTTCAACATTTTCGCTTCAATGAACAAGACGAATTAATGTGTGTTGGTAAAAGTCATTGGCAAGGTGGCATGGAAAACGGAAGTTTTAGTTTAAGTCACGGTAAAGCAACAAATAAACTTGCATTGATGTGGATGAAACTATGCGATCGTTATGCTACTCGTGGCAACGTTCGTGGTTATACATACAATGACGAGATGAGAGGCCAAGCTATCCTACAACTAGCACAAATTGGACTACAGTTTGACGAAAGCAAATCAGATAATCCGTTTGCTTACTACACAGCCGCAGTTACTAACAGTTTTGTTCGTGTTATTAACATAGAAAAGCGCAATCAGAACATACGAGATGACATTCTTGAAATGAACGACATGAATCCTAGCTTTACACGACAAAATGCCGGCGAATGGGAAGCGCAACAGCGTAGAGAAAAGTATTATCAAGACAAGAAATAATCAGTTGACAACTTTGTCAATACCCTGTATACTATAAAAGTATATAAATTTATGGAGAGATAACTCTTGTTTAAAAAAGCAGCAGTCTTTACAGACATACACTTTGGATTAAAAGGTAATTCAAAGGTTCACAATCAAGATTGTGAAGATTTTGTTGATTGGTTCATTGAAACTGCAAAAGCCAACGGTTGTGAGACTGGAATCTTTTGCGGCGACTGGCATCACAACAGAAATAGTTTGAATCTTACTACTATGGATGCTACTATTCGCAGTATGGAAAAGCTAGGTGCTGCATTTGAGCAGTTTTTCTTCTTTGACGGTAATCACGACTTGTATTACAAAGACAAGCGCACAGTCAACAGTACTGCATTTGCTAGGCACATTCCAGGTATTACATTTATTGACGAACTTACTACAGTTGATGATGTTACTATTGTTCCGTGGCTGGTAGGCGATGAGTGGAAGAAGCTAAAAAACTTAAAAAGCAAATATATCTTTGGTCACTTTGAGCTTCCTACGTTTTTTATGAACGCTATGGTGCAAATGCCCGATCACGGAGAGCTACGTGCAGAAGATTTTGCTAATCAATCGTATGTTTTTAGTGGACACTTCCATAAACGTCAACAACAGGGCGTAGTACACTACATCGGTAACGCATTTCCGCACAACTATGCAGACGCATGGGATGATGATCGCGGAATGATGATACTAGATCGCGAAAACGACAAAGCACCCGAGTATGTTAACTGGCCAAACTGTCCTAAGTACCGTACAGTTAAACTAAGTCAGTTAATTGACGAGCAAACTACATTTATTAAACCTAATATGTACTTGCGAGTTAACTTAGACTTGCCTATTAGCTACGAAGAAGCAAGTTTTATTAAAGAAACGTTTATTAATCAATACAACTGTCGTGAAATTAGTTTGATTCCGCAGAAGCAACTGGAAGACGTTAACACACAACTAGATATTGCACAGTTTGAGAGTGTAGATCAAATTGTTGCTGGTGAAATTGCAGCAATTGACTCAGATAGCTTCAACAAGAAAACATTATTGGACATTTATAGCGAATTATGATTAGAATTAAAGACCTTACAGTAAAAAACTTTATGAGCGTGGGCAATTTGACTCAGGCTGTAAACTTTAATCGCGAGCAATTAACACTTGTGCTAGGTGAGAACTTAGATCAAGGCGGCGATGATAGCGGATCACGTAATGGTACAGGTAAAACTACTATCATTAACGCATTGTCATATGCATTGTATGGGCAAGCATTAACAAACATTAAACGGAATAACTTAATCAATAAAACAAATTCAAAAGGTATGCTAGTCACACTACATTTTGAGAAGAATGGTGTTGATTATCGTATTGAACGTGGTCGTTCACCTAATGTGCTCAAGTTCTTTGTTGATGAACAAGAACAAGAGATGACAGATGAGTCGCAAGGCGACAGTCGCAAGACACAAGAATACATTAACGACTTGTTAGACATGTCACATGACATGTTTAAGCACATTGTTGCACTTAACACTTACACAGAACCGTTCTTGAGTATGCGTGTTAATGACCAACGAGCAATTATTGAACAATTGCTAGGTATTACTATCTTGTCTGAGAAGGCAGAATCTCTTAAAGAACAGATTCGTGTTACTAAGGAAGCAATTACTAGCGAAACATTAAAAATTAATGCTATTCAGACTGCAAATGAAAAGATTCAAACAACTATTGATAGTTTAGGTCGTACTCAACGTGCATGGATTGCTAAAAAAGAACAAGACTGTACTAAATTACAGCAAGGCATTACAGAGCTAGAGCATTTAGACATCGATGCAGAACTTGAATCGCACGATAAACTTGCTAATTGGACACAGCATAATGCTGCTATTTTGGCTCTTAATAAAGAAAAAAGCACATTAGAGACTGCACAGTTACGTGCTAAGGCTTCTGTTGATAAGGTCGAAAAAGACATCTTAAATCTTGAAGATGCAACGTGTTATACTTGTAATCAACCGCTTCATGCAGATAAGAAACAAGAAATTCTTGACAAGAAAATGAAAGAATTACAAGATGCAGACACATATCATTTAGAAATTAGCACTAAGCTAACTGCGGTACTTAAAGATCTAAATGACATCGGTGATATCAACGGTAAACCTACAACATTTTACGAAACTGCTAAAGAAGCATACGAACATCGTAAGAACGTTGATAGCTTGAAGCAAGCGTTTGATGCAAAACAAAACGAATCTGATCCTTATCAAGCACAGATTGACGAATTAATGTCAACTGCAATGCAAGAAATTGATTGGACTCCTGTAAACGAACTTACAGGTTACAAAGAGCATCAAGAGTTCTTGCTCAAGTTGTTGACAAACAAAGATAGTTTCATTCGTAAGAAGATTATTGATCAAAACTTAGCGTACTTGAACAATAGACTTACATATTATCTTGACAAGCTAGGTTTGCCGCATCAAGTTGTGTTCCAAAATGATTTGAATGTTGAAATTACACAACTAGGTCAAGATTTAGACTTTGATAACTTGTCACGCGGTGAGCGTAACAGACTTATCTTAGGTATGAGCTTTGCATTCCGCGATGTTTGGGAAAGCCTGTATCAAAAGATTAACTTGTTGTTTATTGACGAGTTGATTGACAGTGGTATGGACACGGCAGGTGTTGAAAATTCACTAGGCGTTCTTAAGAAAATGGGACGTGAAGGCGATAAAAATGTTTTCCTTATCTCACACAAAGACGAACTTATCGGAAGAGTTAGTTATGTAATGCGTGTTGTTAAAGAAAACGGATTTACGTCTTATGAAAATGATATTGATGTAATAGAACAATGATTGAAGACGATATTCACGATCAGTTAACTAAGGCTTACTTAGAATATTTTAAGGCAAACGAGAAATTTGAAGCTCGTTTGTCTTATCGTACTCACGCAGCAAGTCGTAGATGGTTGCGAGAAATTAGGCGCTTAACAAAACTAAGACAAGACGAGATAGGCAACGCATTCAAAGCCAAATTGGCAGAGAATAAATCTAAGGCAAAATAAGTATGATATGCATTGGACTTATCAGGGTAAACAAATTGACGAACTGCCAGAAGGCTGTGAAGCATTTGTCTACTTGATAACAAATCTAACCAATGGCATGATGTACGTAGGCAAGAAACTAGCAAAGTTTAAAGTAACTAAACCACCGCTTAAAGGCAAGAAGAATAAAAGGCGCTCAACAAAAGAAAGTGATTGGAGAGATTACTGGGGTTCCAGTGATAGACTTAACGCAGACGTTGAACAGCTAGGCGCAGAAAATTTCACTAGAGAAATATTACATATTTGTCCAAGCAGAGGCATAGCAAGTTATTTAGAGGCCCGCGAACAGTTTGAACGCAGAGTACTTGAAACAGATCAATACTACAACGGTATTATTAATGTACGAGTCGGCGGTTCACAAGTTCTCAAAGAACATCTTAAAAATAATCCCCCTAAGGCATAATCAATACAGCACATAAGGTTGGCGGGCCAGTTTAGAAATACCGCTGAGAAAAAGGTCCCCTGAGAAGGACACTCGTACATATTGATCGACGCACCAGAGTGCGGAAGCCATCAAACAAATTGGGCACACAGGTTGATATAGATTGATTGCTGTCAGTCGAAAAACTGCACATTACACATAAAAACTCTTTAGCAATAGGAACGAAGCGAGAGGTAGTTGGAAACAACGATGTCGACGTAGGTTGGGAAAGGTCAGAGCCCATTGTGTAGCAGTATAATAAACACCTACTTCCAATGTCTATGGCTGGATAAGACTCACATGAAGTTTTTCTTTTAGACGACGGGGCCGTAACAGGTTCCGTCTGACTGAAACGATCTACATGAAATTTAATGCATTACTACTTCGTACGTAATGCTTCTTTCATATATAATCACTTCTA